ACCGTATTCAGTAATTACGGTCATTAGTAAAAACGTTAAAGGACTAGGCGGGGACGATCGGTTCGGGCCGCCATGTCTTTTTAAATTCCTTTATGTGGTCCTGCTTTCATTAAACCTTTAATTAATTCAGGTGCATTTTTATATTTTCCTGATGTTGGATCTTTACCATGTGTCTTTACAATATCTTTAATAAGTAAATCTCTTTCAGTTGGTATCCCAGAGTAATCTACTCTAGCTAAAATAACATCAGCTTTCTGTCTAAGTTTTTCTCTATCTTTAGAATTCATAATTAAAATTTCAAATCAGATCTATCTAATTTAGCTATGATATCTTGTCTATAAGCTGGATCAGTATCATAACGTGGATCATCCATAGCTCTAACTAATTCTGCTTGGCTACGAAAAACATTAGTATTTTGTTTAGGTTTTCTACCTGAAACTAATTTACCTTCAGTACCTGTCTCATCATTATATCTATATGATAAAGATCTAATAGCAAAGAAGGCAGATAATGGATCACCACTTTCAATAACCTTATCAAACATATCTATCTCTTGTTTATTAAGGTTACCTTGTGCCCATTTAAGCATATCATTATAACCCTGTTCACCACCAGCTAAATCTTTTAAGTCAGTTATTTGTTGTTGAGTTAACTTAGGTTTACTTTCAGTCTGTTGGCGATACTTAAAATGTTCTTTAAGTATATCACTAGGGTTAGTCTTTTTTAATTCATTTAAGGTTTCTTTAGAATGTTTCTTTCCTTCACTAATATCTTTCCATAATTTTTCTAGGATTTGAGATGCTGCTACAGGATCTTCTTTAGATTTCTGTTCAGTATCTTCTTTTTGATTTTTAATAGAAGTAAGGTCTGATGTCTCTTCAGTAACAGGTTCTTCAGCTTTAGACTCACCTAATTTTTTCTGTAATGCTACATAGGCTGCTTCTAAATCTTCAGCATTTCTATACTTACCAGCTAATAATTGTTCCTGTTCTTGTACCATCTTCTCACCTACTTCTAGAGAATCCTGCTCTTCAGCACTTAAATTCTCTATAGTAGTAGCTTCAGTTTGATTTTCAAGTGTAAAAGTTTCTGCCATAATTATTGTGGAGGTGGTGGTGCTTGTTCACCTGTTAGTTGTTCTGTTATCTGTGGATTCTTAGAAGGATCAAGTAAAGGTGCTTTCATCATATTAGGAGTTTGTTTCAAAGCTTCCATTTCTTGTTGTTGTTGTATAGCTGCCTGTCGTTCTTGTTGAACTTCCTGCATACTCTTAACAAGATTCAATACATCTATACCTTGAGCAGCTGCTAATCTTTTAATTACTTCTTCAGAATTAATATATGTTTGGATGGCTTCTGGTCCCATGGTCTGGGCAATAGTCGTAAGGAATTGACCGAGAGCTTGTACGTCTTGTCCACGGCCAAGTGAATTAATACCAGCAACAATAGTAGGCTTAACCATACCTTTAGGTATACGAGGTATCTCTCCTGTCTTTTGGAATACATTAAGCTTTCTATTCAGATAAGGTACTAAGAACTCAACTGTAAGTAATCCAAAGAGTCCTCCAAGTTGTTGTTCTAATTCAAGTTGAGTCATCTGTACTTCCTGTGCGGTAGTACGCTCACTATCTCTTACTGATAATATTAAGAACGCTTCATTTAATCTCTTCTCTAAAGTATTCATTAACTGATAAGCTGTCTGGAAGTCAGCAGTTTTACCAACTTGTATTACAGCTATGTCATCAGGTCTTCCTTGAACGATCGCTCCGTTGCCTGCGTTCGCCAGCGTCTGGGGTTTAGTAGTACTTGAGGGTGATACAGTAAAAATAACTTTAGCGGCTGCTGCAGAGCCTTCTACGAGTGCCTGAGAGAGTGCTTCAAGTGACTTAAGATCCCCTATGAATTGACCTACTCTACCACGACCATAAGATTCACCATCTACTGTATTGAATCTTAATGGTAACCAAGGTGTAATATCTGCAGGTGATTTACCTTCAGACTTTTCTAAAGTATAACCATATACTTCTTGATGCCATTTAAATTTGTTACCATCTCTAACAACATGAGTATATACATCACATTCTGGTTGTTCATGTGGTTCTTCATCTTGTACATTATTTACCTCTGTATAATCAGCAGGTAAGTACTCTTCAATTAAACTTTTATGTACTTTCTCTTTAGTGACAATCTCTATTACTTGACCAGTACCATCTCTATCTATCACATATCTATTTAATGGATATAGTTTTAAACCTTCCTTACCCATATAGATTAAAGCATTACCACCTACTACTAGATGTTGTAAGGCTTGATGTATTACTACACGATCATCAGAAGCAGCTATTGCTTCTAGAATAGTTCGTTCTATTTTAGCAAATGATAAGTCTAATTCAGACTTAATATCTGGTGTAAAGTCTTCTCCCAATTGAGATTCATCTAATTGTAATTTAAAGAAACTAGTTTGTGGAGGTACAAGACTAAGAGATAGTTTAGAAGCTAAGGCTACTACACCTTTAGCTCCTACACTTTGCCATGGTGTCTTAAGGTTTTTCATTCCTGAAGTATTCTCTTCAGATCCTGAAACTAAATAAGGTAAGGTTAGTTTAGATGCATCTTCAGCTTCTCTTAAAAACTGAGATCGTTCACTAGAGAGTACATTATATCTATGTTGTGCTGTCATGATTAAGTTCTAGTATGTGTAAATGTATCCCATCCTTTCTTAGCTTTAGGACGTGTAGCTGGTTTAATACCTAAGTGTTCAGTAGGAGTTGAGAGTCCAGTATAATAATCCTGAATAGATTTACTATAAGCATTGTACTGATCTACCTCAGCCTTACTTTTAGATTCACTAAACTTAGCATCAAAGTCAGCCCAGTTCTCAGCAGTAGCACCCTCTTCCCAATACTCCGCATCATCACCAAGATCTGCCAAGGCAGCCTTAAGATCAAAATTTCCTCTAGGATCTGTAGGGGTTGTAGGTGTTGTAGTATCTGTAGGTGAAATAGGATCTAATGTAGTAGTCTCTCCGAGTACATTTTGTAGTTCTGTTGGAGTCTTAGCTTCAGGTTCAGTAACTGTCTCACCAGTCTCAGCTCCTATAAAAGCAAGAAGATCTCTATCTACGTTCTCAGTTTCTACTTTTTCTTTTGCAGTTGCTTCTGCCTGTTTTCTTTCTTGCGCTTTCGTTTCTGCAGACTTTGCAGCAGAGAAAGCGTCAGCTATTTTATGTAGACCTCCTACTCTAAAATCATAGTATTCTATTTCTCCACCATCCTCACCCTCACGTGTTTTCCAGAAACTATCATCTGTCCAACCTTCTGCACCAGCATCTCGAAATAATTTGGCGATATGCTGATAACCTTCATGCGTATCATAAGCACCCCAATCTATTAGTTCAATTGCTTGTCTCTTACTACCCCAGTAGTGTTCCTGTTCATCATCATCATTTGTATGGTATCGATCTCTACCATAATCATGGGCACCAACAATTACATCATCTTCTCCAAGTCCTTCTGCACCTCCGTAAAGTATACTTTGATCTCTAAAATGAGTTTCCCATTCAATCTCGTCCCAAGAAGTATTATCGTAGTATGGATTTTTATCTATCAATTGATGTGACCAAGTTTGTCCACCTTTTTCTGGATTATATATAACACTATCTTCTACATTTAGCTCCCATATACCTTCAGTAGATTCACCACTACTAAGATCTATCAATCGATCCTTCCAATCATGGTATATATTTCCTTGCGGTCCTCCTTCAGTACGTAGATCGGTAGTATCCCAAGCTCCAGCATTAGCTGGATGTAGACCTTCAATTGTTCCACTCCTTAGAAATGTTGCATAACTATCCTTAAACTCGTCAGTATTTTGAAAGTCCAACCATTCCTTACCTTTCAGATTACCCTCTGAATCTAACACTCCTCCTAGAGTAGCTACCTTATCCCATAACCAATCCTGTCCTTTAAATTCTGTACCACCTTTAAAGTTTTTATAGTCTTCTAAGTATAATAAATTTCCTTTCTTATCATATTCAAATTCATATGCCATGTCCTTTCTCCTCTTTTATACGTTCACGATACCACTCAATAACAGAGCGTTGTCCTGCTTTATACATGATAGATGATAACTCCTCTTTTGGATGTGGGTTTGTGAGTGGGAATTTATCCTCTAATTCAAAGAGGATTGAATGTAAGTTTGGCCCTAATAGAGGCTCAAGCATATTGGGGTAGGTTGACATTGCTATGTTCAAAGAAAGCGGGCATTCGTGCTGACTTGGTGTCAGAAAGTTGTGGAGCTATACCCTCATACATTAATCGGTCTGAGGAATCCAGCCAAAAATTTTTGTCCAAATATTTATCGGTAGTATTTATACCTAG